GCTCTAAATTCACGCACGAACTTCCTCCGTCCGGGCGCGTATTCGATCATGCTGCACTGGCAAAACACGACTTTAGATAGGTCATCAGTCACTTTCTCTACTTTAATTTCATGGCCAAAAGTCAAGAAGATGGGGTGAGCGGAAGCTAGTACCTTATCAAGGTCTCGACGTTCCACGATCGAAACCGAATCATCACCATCGTCCAGGGTGTCCCACTTTGTGATCCCTAAGATGTTGAAGAAAGCGAGTAGCATCATGAGCATGAGCAAGCAGTTCCCAACTGCTGTGTTCATGTCTCCACTCATGCGTCTACCCTTCACCTTATAAACCATACCAAGGTTTGTAAAGCAGTGATTCACTAGTTGCCAACTCAACAACATCATGAATTCAAGGTTGCCATTTGACTTCAAGTAGATGCTGTGCTCTATCGCTAGAAGCTTATCATCTACATGCTTGTCAAACCGACTAGCATCCAAACTAATGAATACAGGGTCATCGAAGTATGAAGCCTTTTGGCAGAGTAACTCGGCCCTCGTGACTGAGTTGAGGCCCTTCGCCACGTTACGAGTTTGTGGCACCCCAGCAGAACAACATGTTAGCTCATAGATATACTCCTCAATTGGATGTAAAAATCTAGCAAGAGCCACGCAATATTTCGCCCCCCTAAACTGGATAGCCCTGGGATCAGGGCAAACCTTAGCTTTGGGATCAAAGCGTTCGGGTTTAACGAACATTTTGATCAAGGCGTCTTTCTGCGTGATGCCATCCCGTACGTAGTCATCGCAAGCTCGTTGGTAACGAGCTCGCTTTGCACCGGAGTAACGAAGTGGCATGTCATAAAGGTCATTCTCTGTGGTCCTAGGAAGGGCCCGAGAAATTCTGGTAGCTGCTAGCCTTAGCTGCTTGATTCCAAGCTTTGTGGGCTTGGGCACGACCCCAGCAACTCTTCCAACCAGTGATCTAATTTGGTTGTGGGAGCAGTCGTAGTGTACGCTCGGTTGATAAGTCTCGGTGTTACTGAGACCCGCCACGCGTACGATGTGGCGGTTGTGGCGATCGCTGCTGCAGGTGGGGAATTTAATGATCTTGCACCCCTTATCGAGGACAATATCATTAGTTTCACCACAACACACGCCTGGAACAGCGACCGGACCCCTTCAGGAGGTCGCCAACCGACGGCCTCCGTGTAGTTTACCTAACACGAAGGCGTTGGTCTGCGACATCCCGTCGAAGATTCCGGAGAGGGACCATACATTACGCTGGTAATCCTCTATGCCGGTGTAGCTCATTGCTAAAGTGGTTGCTGCTGCACACTGTTCCGTTTGGAACAGTATCGGCCATGTTTTACGATTGGAGCCAATCCAGGTGGTCGCGACCCGTTTCATGGTGGCTGCGGTGGTGTTCGTCCTACCGGTGCCGGAAACTTCATTAATGAGTTTCGCTAGCAGCTCGGGATCGACTCCGCCCTTAATAGCCATCTCTCTGATTTCAGTCACAAAATCTGGTTGTCTTATCACGCGTCCCCAAAGGGTCGTGTAAAGCATGTCTAGCACATACCAAGTACAAAATAGGAAAATAAAGGAA